ATTTGGAGACTATACTTCCTATCGTTCGAAAAATGAATTTTGCACTCGAAAGATATTTTGGCTTTGAGTTAAAAGAAGATATTACTGACATACCTGCTCTACAGCCTGAGCTACGCGATGCGTCTGCTTACTATACTTCACTAGTAAACGGTGGTATTATTACTGCCGCAGAAGCTAGAGAGAAACTAGGCTTCCCAGAGATGGAAGGTACCGCAGAAATCAGAGTGCCGGCAAATATTGCAGGCTCAGCAGCTAACCCGTCAGAAGGCGGAAGACCAGAGGAAACAGACGAAGATGGCGAATAGACCACAAAGAATTAAATTATGTCGTGACTTAGCAATGTACTTTGCTGAAAAAGGTGCGATTTTAACACAAGCCGAATACATCGAGCAGACTGACAAGCCTATGCTTTTATCCAGTATTCGTAATGTAGGAAGAAGTTATTCACGAGCTATTGATATGATGAAAAGGGCACACCCTGATTTACTATCAACTATCGAGAAGAAAAAAGTAGAGGCAGCTAAGCCTGTCCCTGCTCCAGCACCAAAGCCAGCACCTAAGGCGGCGGTCAAGCCTGCTATTAAACCAGCAGTAAAAAAGGATTAAGATATGAATAAAATCTTTAATCTTACGTCTACTTTCAAGACTCAAGCACAGGATGATGGTTCTGTGATGATTCGTGGAATGGCAAGTACAGCTGATTTTGATCGCGCGGGTGACTCCATCTCAGTAGAAGCTTGGCAGAAAGGTGGACTAAAGAACTTTGAAAAAAATCCAATTATCTTGTTTAATCATGATTATGACAAGCCAATTGGCCGAGCCACAGGTCTGAAAGCTGGACCAAATGGTTTGGAGTTAGAATGTAAGATTAGCAAGTCAGCACCTGCTAATGTTGCAGAACTAGTAAAAGACGGTGTTCTTGGGGCCTTTTCCGTAGGTTTCCGAGTCAAGGATGCTGATTATATTAAGGAAACCGACGGACTAATGATTAAGGACGCTGAATTATTCGAGGTATCAGTTGTATCTGTACCCTGTAATCAGTCAGCTACTTTTTCGCTCGCGAAGTCTTTTGACTCATCTGATGAGTACGAAGAATTCAAAAAAACTTTCACAAATCGTGTAGATCTAGCAGGTCAGTCTCTGGCTAAGGATGAAGTTATTACTTCGGGAATAGCTAGTGACACACCTCAAAGCGCGGAAATTAAATCCGCAGATCAGGAGATCAAGATGGATAATCAAAACATCGACTTGGAAGCTTTTGCAAAGAAGGTGGCTGAAGATACAGCTGCTAAGATTGCTATGAAGCAAGCCGAGCAAAAAGCAGCTGAACAAGCAGAAGTTAAAGCAGCAGCTGACCAAGCTTCATTTATTGAAGCACAAGACATCAAAGTCAAGACTGGAATTCAGACTGGCGTTGAAGCACTAATGGCTGACATCGAAGCCAAGTTAGGCGAGAAAGACGCTAAAATGGACGAAGTCCTTAACTCTTTCAAGTCTCAACTAGAAGAGAAGAACACCGAAATCGAAGCTATGCGTAACAGCAAGCGTACTTTCGGCACCGATGGTCGCGCAAAAGGCGACGTATCTAAGTGGGGCCGTGAGTTCATGCACGCAAGCTTGTTAGGTACTATGACTGGTAAAGGTATCACTGGTACTGATTTCGGCCGTGACGTATTTGAAAAAGCTGGTGTTGTATATACTGACCAAGCCGCTGACATCGATCAAGAAGTTGCTCGTCAAATCGAAAAAGAAGTTACTTTAAACTTGCGTACAGCTGGTCTGTTCCGTGAGATTCAGGTGAATGGCGCTGCTACTGTATTGCCAATCCAGCCTGATGTATCAGCTGCTACTTTCCAAACTGGAGCTGCTTCTGCTGGTAACTTGCACTCAATTAACACTGCTAACAATGCTGCTAACACCTTCCAGCCTGAGCAGGTAATTTTGAATGCTTATCGTTTGATCAGCCAGACTTTCATGGACAACAACGTAGATGAGCAAGTTCTCATTAACTTGATGCCTATGCTTGTTGATTCAGTTGCCCGCGCTCACGCACGCGCTGTTGATAACGCTATCATTAACGGTTCTGGTTCTATCACTGGTCTTGACGGATATGCTACTGCTACTTCTGCTCTACTTGATATTAGCGGAACTTCAATTGCTGCTGGCAACTCTGCTACTCTTACTGCTGCTATGCTTATGGGCGCTCGTAAGGATATGGGTAAGTATGGTATTAACCCGTCTGACGTTGCTTACATTGTATCTCAAGCACGCTACTTCGAGCTTATCGAAGATGCAGCCTTCCAGGATATCACTGACGTAGGTTCTGATCTGGCTACTAAGATCACTGGTCAAATCGGAGCTGTATTCGGTTCTCCAGTAATCGTATCTGACAGCTTCCCTGCTGAAACCGCTGGTATCCCAGCAGCTTTCGCAGTTAATACTCGCAACTATGCTATCCCACGTCTACGTGGTATTACAGTTGAGACTGACTACGAAGTTGGTAATCAGCGTAACGTAATCGTCGCTTCACAAGCCCTTGGCTTTGAAGAGTTGGTTGCAGACTCAGCTGGTAACCGATCTGCAGTTAAGATCGATTGTGTAGCTTAATCTAAAAAGCAAACGAGAGGGGAGTCCGCTCCCCTCAAGTTTTTAGTAATGGACTTATGGCAAACTTAATAACATTAGAAGAATACAAAATTTCTGAAAATATTCAGAGCACAAAGGAAGATGCACGTATCTCTTCTTTAATCTCTGCCGTAAGTCAATTAGTGAAAACTTATTGTGGAAACTCAATAATTGACTTCCACTCATCCGACAAAGTAGAAGAGTTCAGTATTGAATGGTCCAGTAACTTAGTGCAGCTCACAGAGAGCCCTCTAGTATCTGTAACCTCTGTTCAAGAAAGAAAAGACTTTAGTCAGGCATATACAACTGTACCGGCTACGGAATACTACGCAGACGCCACAACTGATGGCATTTACCGAGTAACTACCGCAGGCACTAGAAAGACATGGCCTACGGGTCCCGGTGCCGTTAAGGTTACGTACAAGGCAGGCTACTCGGCATGTCCTTTAGACCTTCAGCTTGCAGTTATTGATTTAATCACCTACTATGTAAAAGACGAGCACAAAGGTCGTCAAACTATACAAGGTGCAAGCATCCAAAACAGCACTTCCTCTAGTCAGAAGAACAACGTAGCGTTTCCTGACCATATTAAGCGTGTTTTGGATCTATATAAGAATTTTTAAATGAGTACACAGGCTTTTGACAGAAAATTCACAAAGCCTCTGCTGAAAAAACTAGATGCAGAAGCTCGTAAAGCTGTAACTCGTCAAAGAGGCCAGCTTTTAATTTTAGCAGATACAAAAGAGCTGCAACAAGTAATAGAAGCCGCCACAGGTCATAGACCAAAAGCAGCTCATTTAACAAAAGCATTAAAAGAAGCGCAAAAGCACGCTAAGAAGTTACAAAGTAATTTTAAGACAAGACACAAACGAAGATATAATGCAGTAGTAGCTAAGTTACCCGAAATAAACCTACCTTATACTCTAAATAAGGATATGTTTATAGTAAGTAGTTTTTCTAGGTCTATTACTACTATTAAAAATACTATGTTAAAAACATTAGTAGCAGAAGGTGCAATCTCAGATGCGGAGTCAAAAACAGTATCTAAGAATCTTCACAAAGGTCATGGAGCAAGAGGTAATGCAGTTTCTCAAGTTCAGATAGCTTCTTCTGTTGCAGGATTAGACGCTGCAACTAAGAAACTTCTTCTTTATAATATCGAAGGAGCATTCAGAGCAGGAAACATAGATAGCATATCTCATCGAGAAATAAAAAGACTTATTACTGATGGGGAACAGATAGTAACAAAGAAAGGTAAACTTACGGCAAATTACGTTTCTGTTATTGCATTCCAGTCTGGCTCCGACAATATAAAAGACTCTGTAGAAGAAAAAGCAGTAAAGGCAGTATTCAGAAATTTTATAGGAGAGCTTACTCCTGAACTTTTAAATATGGAAGGATCTTCTACTTTAAAAGAAAAAGCATTAGCAGCAGTTACCGAAAATTTTAAAGGTAAAAAACATCTTAAAGTTAAGAGCAAGTCCGTACAGCTCAGGACAAAGACAAAAAATAAAAGTAGTGGCGCAAAAGTATCCTCTACAGTAGCTTTGACAGCAAGAAGAATCAAGACAAGAAAGAAAAAAGAAAAAGCAAAAGCTTCTGCAGCCTCTCAACCTTTAGCAATGGTAGCTATGATAAATAAAGAGTTACCGGAGACTGTACGTAAGAATATGGATTCTCCAGGTCTTGTAAATAGAACTGGCCGCTTTGCAGAAAGTGTTAGAGTTACAGATGTAATACAGACACCAAAAGGCTTTCCAAGTTTCGGTTACAAGTACCAGATGAACCCTTATCAAGTTTTTGAAGATGGAGGGAACGGTTCAGCCCCTTGGGCAAATGGAAACAGAGATCCTCGAGGTCTAATTGATAGATCCATAAGAGAGATTGCAAAAGATCTTGCAATCGGAAGATTCTACACTAGGAGAGTTTAATGGCAACAAGAGACTACACGACACGCAGATTAGGCATTGTAGCTGCTCTTGCGGAGGTGTTAAAAGATATAAATGGATCAGGGGGCTACCTTTCTGATCTGTCTGAGAATGTTTCTCCCAGACTAAAGTTCTGGGACGAAGTAGAAGAGTTCCCTGCAGTACATTTAAATGCGGGATCTGAAACGAGAGAGTACCAAGGCGGTGGATATAAAGATAGATTCTTGTCTGTTACTCTTCGTTGCTACGTACAGGCAGAAGACGCGGTAGAAGCTCTAGATGAGCTACTCGAAGACGTCGAAACTGTATTAGAAAATAACTCTCGATTACAGTATAATGATCGCCAAGGGGCGCTTCATTATACACAACAAATCACTATAATCAGTATTGATACTGATGAAGGTGTATTAGAACCACTAGGAGTAGGAGAAATACTTATAGAGGTTCGTTACTAGAAAATACTGGCACGAACAATAGTTCAATGACCATGTCTTTTCAAGATATCATAGGAGATTAACTATGGCAAATTCTTTACATTTAAGTCGCGAAGTAAATGTCTATGTAAAATTCGGTACCAAAATATGGGAAATTCCGGTTTTAGATGGCTTCAGCTTCTCGCAAGCAACAAACACTGCAGAGGTAACCCTCAAAGAAATGGCGGGCGCTTCTAATTCAAATCGTAGAGCACGTAAGTTATTTACTGACTCTTTAGCTCCTGCTGAGTGGAGTTTTTCAACTTATGCTCGTCCGTTTACTCGTGACGTGTCTAGTGCTGACGAACATCACGCAGTAGAAGAAATACTCTGGGCCATGATAGCCGGTGCAGAACATGCAGAATACAATGATACAGCCAACAAGTGGACTGATGTTATTGATAATACTGCGACTAAGGCAACTGTTGACTTTGAAAGCTCTAACTTGCTAACATTCCCAACAGCTACTATTTACTTTAAGTTCCCTGCTAATGGCGGTACTGATCTTTGGTACGAACTAGAAGATGCTACAATTAATGAGTGTCAAGCTGATTTTGATATTGATGGTATTGCTACTTTGAACTGGTCTGGAATGGCCAAGCAAATCAAAGAGCCTGCTTCAGCTCCAACTGTTTCTACTATTGAAGTACTTGATGCAGAACTGATCAACACTAACAACTTTATTCGTAACCGTTTAAGTACTCTTGCTCTTACAACCACAGCAGCTGGTAATATGTTAGCGGCTTATAGTCTGGTGTTGACTGGCGGAAGTATTACTATTACAAATAATGTAGAGTATGTAACCCCCTCTAGCCTAGGTATTGTAAATGTACCTTTAGGTCACGTTATGGGTACTCGTTCTGTTGTAGGTAATGTAACTTGCTACTTGGATCATAACTCAGCAGCCTCTGCTGATCTTATGGAAGATCTGAGACTTTCAAGCGATAACGAAACTAATTCTTTCTCGCTTAAACTGCAAGTTGGTGGCGCAAATGCTGCTCCAGGTATTGAATTTGAATGCCCTAAAGCGCACTTGGAAATCCCTACTCATACCATTGAAGATGTAATAGGCATGGAAATAAACTTCCACGCATTGCCCACTAGCATCTCCGCAGCTGATGAA